CGGAGAAGTTGATCATCCAGACGGACTTAATATTAACCTAGATCGTGTAAGCCATATGATCACAGAAATGTGGATGGATGGACCAAACGGTTACGGAAAGCTAAAAATATTACCAACCCCGATGGGACAATTAGTACAAACAATGCTAGAAAGCGGAGTTAAACTAGGTGTTTCATCTAGGGGCTCTGGAAATGTTTCAGAAAGCGGAAACGGTGAAGTTTCTGATTTCGAAATTATAACAGTAGACGTTGTGGCGCAACCAAGTGCGCCAGGCGCATACCCAACACCAATCTACGAGCACCTAATGAATGCTCGTGGCGGTTACAAGGCATACGAATTGGCACAGGCTACTAAACACGACGACAAGGCACAGAAATACTTAAAAGAATCGTTGATTAATATAATCAATAGACTCCAATAAAAGGAGAAAATAATATGTTGGATGCACTTAAAACACTTTTCGAAAATGATGTAGTTTCAGAAGAAGTGCGCTCCCAAATTGAGGAGGCGTGGGATGCCAAGGTGAAAGAAAATCGCCTAGCAGTAACAGCCGAATTACGTGAAGAATTTGCTAAAAAGTATGAACACGATAAATCAACTATGGTTGAAGCAATCGATTCTATGCTTGGAGAGCGATTAACTTCAGAACTTCAAGAGTTTGCGGAAGATCGCAAACAACTAGCAGAAGCCAAAGCAAAGTATGCCATTGCAATGCGTGAAAATGCAAGTCTAATGAAAAATTTTGTAATGGAAGCTCTGAAAAAAGAAGTTGGAGAACTACACGAAGACCAAAAGTCAATGGCAACAAAGTTTGCACAACTTGAAGAATTTGTTGTAGACGCATTATCTAAGGAAATTGCAGAATTTTACGAAGATAAGAAAGACTTAGCTGAAACCAAGGTTAAACTTGTAAAAGAAGCTAAAGAAAAGTTCGCTGTAATTCAGAAGAACTTTATTTCCAAAAGCGCAGAAAAAGTATCATCTATTGTTGAGTCAACTCTTAATAAAGAAATTGGTCAACTTAAAGAAGATATTGAATCTGCACGTAGAAACGACTTTGGACGCAAAATATTTGAAGCATATGCTTCAGAGTATGCTGGCTCTTACTTAAATGAGAAGTCAGAAACTGCAAAACTAATGAAAGTTATTGACGCAAAAGACAAGCAACTTTCAGAAGCAAAAGCATTTGCATCTAAAGCAAAACAATTAGCAGAAGCAGTTAATGTTGAAAAACAAAAACTTGTTGAAACAGCTAATAGAGAAAAAGTTATGAACGAATTAATGGCTCCCCTAAACGGTAGTCAGCGTGAAATAATGACAGACTTACTGGAATCAGTACAAACTACTCGCTTAAGAGCACAGTTTGACAAGTACCTACCGGCAGTTATCGACGGTAATACTCCAGCCAAGAAGAAGGCAGTTTTATCAGAAGGCAAAGAAATCACAGGCAATAGAGAAGAAATAACTAGTTCTAAAGCAGGCGCAGACAGTAATGTCGTTGACATTAAGCGTCTAGCAGGATTAAAATAAGGAGAAACCAAATGTCAGAACTACTAGAAAGTCGCTGGCAGGATACAAAAACTGCACTTCTTGAAGGCCTTGACGGCAACAAGAAAGCTGTAATGGCAACTACATTGGAAAATACTAAAAAGTATTTGTCAGAGAGTGCTACAGCTGGTGCAACTTCTGCCGGTAATGTTGCAACTCTTAACAGAGTTATCCTACCCGTCATCAGACGTGTAATGCCAACAGTCATTGCTAATGAAATTGTTGGTGTTCAGCCTATGACTGGACCAGTGGGTCAGATCCACACACTAAGAGTACGTTATGCTGAAACAGCTGACAACGTAACTGCTGGTGATGAGGCTCTTTCACCATTCAAGATCGCTAGTGCTTATTCAGGTAACAACGACGACAGCAACCCTGCTGCCGATTCAACTGCTACTTTAGAAGGTACAGCTGGCAAGAAAATGTCAATTCAGATCTTGAAACAAACTGTCGAAGCGAAAACCAGAAAGCTATCAGCTCGCTGGACATTCGAAGCGGCACAAGATGCTCAATCACAGCACGGTATTGATGTTGAAGCAGAAATTATGGCTGCTCTAGCACAAGAAATTACCGCTGAAATTGACCAAGAAGTACTAACTTCACTACGTGCTCTATCAGGCACAGCAGTTGAAACTTACGACCAAGCGGCTGTAAGCGGTACTGCTACTTTCGTTGGTGACGAACACGCCGCATTGGCAGTTCAAATCAACCGCGCAAGTAACTTGATTGCACAGCGTACACGTAGAGGCGCAGGTAACTGGGCAGTTGTAAGTCCATTTGCACTTACAATTCTTCAGTCTGCTACAACTTCTGCGTTTGCAAGAACTACTGAAGGATCATTCGAAGCACCAACTAACACTAAGATGGTTGGTACACTAAACAACGCTATGCGTGTTTATGTTGACTCATATGCTTCTGATGCTACAGCAGTACTCATTGGTTACAAAGGTTCTTCGGAATCAGACGCCGCGGCATTCTACTGCCCATACATTCCATTGATGAGCAGTGGTGTTGTACTAGATCCATCAACATTCGAACCAACAGTGAGCTTTATGACTCGCTATGGTTATGTTGAGCTATCTAACACAGCGTCTTCACTAGGTAATGCGGCTGATTACTTAGCAAACGTTGCTATTACTAATGGCAATGTAAGCTTCAAGTAATTTAGTATACTTAGGTAAGCAAAAACAAAAAGGGCGGCTTAGGTCGCCCTTTTTTTACGACTAAAACTCTTAACAAAAGGAATTTATGGCCCGTGTTAAATTTAATCCAAACATTGACGTACACGAAACCGTAAAGAAAAAAACATCAATAGGTGGCGGAAGAATTTCTAAATCTATGATGAATAAAAGTAAAAGACGTAGTTACAAAAAGTATCGTGGACAAGGCAAATAACAGATAAATAATATTACGTTCATCCTACGGGACGGAAGTAGCATAATGCGAAGGAACGCACTTTAACCCTTTAACTAGGAGAAGTGTATGAGTAAATATACCCTTTGGTGCTACACAAGACTTTTCAGACAGCACCATATAGAAAAAATTAACTTTTTGGTAAGAAAAAGGTTGACTTCTGCGTAGCAATTTGCTATATTATACTTAATATAAAGGCGACGGCTTTTATAGTGTAGTGCAAGGAAGAGGCGTTTACCAGAGCGTCGAACTTGGCTAGTTAGGGGTGGTACCCAGGCATGGTAGTAGAAATACGCTGTGTCACATCGCTCTACCGAGCGGAACTAGGCTACTGGGGTTTCAGATGGTATCGGGTCCCCGGTTTGCAG